GATTGGAGTTTATTTACTCAGGCTTATAACGATAAGATTAACTCGGCTGCGGTTACAGGAACTACTACTAAGACCTTGACCTTGACGCAGCAGGATGGCGGAACGATTACTGCATCGTGGAGCGATTTAAACACCGATGCTGTTCTTAGCGTGTTTGGCAGAACAGGAGCAGTTGTTGCTGCGAATGGTGACTATACGACTGCACAGGTTACTGAGAGTGGGAACTTGTACTTTACTGATGCAAGAGCTAGAGCTGCTATTAGCTTAACTACCACGGGTTCAAGTGGCTCGTCAACATATAACAACACTACTGGAGTTTTAAATGTACCTACCTATACCATATCTGGTTTGGGTGGTGTTCCTACTAGTAGGACAATTACGATTAATGGAACTACTCAGGACTTGAGTGCCGATAGAACTTATAATGTTGGAACGGTTACAAGCGTTGCAGCTTTAACTCTAGGAACAAGCGGAACGGATTTAAATAGTAGCGTTGCAAACGGAACAACAACGCCAGTTATTACTTTGAATGTACCTACGGCATCGGCAACCAACAGAGGTGCTTTAAGTGCTTCTGATTGGACAACCTTTAACAACAAGCAGAATGCTTTGATTAATCCAGTTACTGGGACAGGAACGACTAACTACTTGCCTAAGTTTACAGGAAGTACAACGATTGGGAATAGTGTAATACAAGATTTAGGTACTCATATTAGTGCTTCTGGATTTGCATTATTTAATAGAGGAACTCTATCTTTTACATTAAACCCTTCCTATGGAGGTGGGAATGTGTATACGCAGCTACAATCAACAGGAGCATTAGCACTTGCAACAGGAGGAGATTTTAATAGAGTTTATATAGATACCTCAGGAAACCTTGGCTTAGGAGTTACACCTAGTGCGTGGAGTAGTAGTTGGAGAGCGTTTGAATTTCAAGCAGCTGCAATAGCTTGGACAGGTGCAGGAGCAAATGATTTTAGCTTTAGCACTAATTCATTTTTTGATGCAACGGACTCAAGATGGGAATATAAAGGTACAGGAGATGGTGCGGCAAGATATTCAATAACTGCTTTGACAAGTGAGCATCGTTGGTTTAATGCGCCAATAGGAACGGCAGGAGCAGCTATCTCCTTCACCCAAGCGATGACCTTGTTCTCAGATGGAAATTTACTATTGACTAGCGGAACAGTTACAAACGCAGGCTATAAGCTAGATGTCAACGGAACAGGAAGGTTTACAAGAATGATTGTTGGCGGAACAGCAACTTCAAGAATTTTACAAGTTAATACAAGTGGTAATGATGGAATTAGAATTGTAAGTTCAAATGATAATCCCGTACTTGATTTAATGCAAACTGCTGCTGCAAACGGAAATGCACGAAATTGGAGAATTGTAACAAATTGGGAAGGTTGGGGAACTTTGGATTTTCAATCAGGCACTAATAATACTAACGACCCTGCAACAACAAGATTGTCAATAATTGGAACCACAGGCGCAGCTACCTTTAGCAGTAGCGTGACGGCTAATGGAAACATTAGAAGAAGAAGCACAGATTCGTTATTTACAGAGTTGCAAGCAGATGGAGTTTATGCAACAGGTACTGATTTATATTTGCTTGCTCCTGCTAGTAGATTTGTTTCAATATACGCAGGCAATGCCGAGGCTATGCGCATCTTTTCAGGAGGTAATGTTAGAATTGGAGGAAGTTCTGTTACTGATAATGGAAATAAACTAAGAGTTGATGGTAATATATGGCTAGATGCTCCAACATCTGGAAAAGTATCTATTGTAAATTCTTCAGGTGTTAGTACTACTATTGGAGTTGGCGCAACTACTGGATATGTTGGCACTAATTCTGACCATCAATTAGATTTTTTTACAAACAATAATGTTCTTGCTACTTTAAAAACTGATGGTCAATTTGAAGTTCAAAAAATTAAAACAGCTGGGCCAACAGGAGGTACTGCACAACCTTGGAGACTTGGAAGTGTTGCAACAGTATCGCCTACATCACCTAATAGAACCATTGAAGTAGAGGTTAATGGCACAACTTATTATTTACACGCAAAAACTACTAACAATTAATAATTATGAAACCAATACAACCAATCCAAATCTGGAAAAACGGCGAAAGCCAAGAGGCAAACCTACTAAACGCCTACATTATCAACGACAACCTAGAGAATAGCTGCACATTCTATTACCAGCTTTGCTCAAGCGGTGAGCAGCCTGACACAATCGGGCAATCACTTGCAGAAGGCAATGTATCAATGAGCGGTGAAGATTATTTAGGCTGGACAGGTGATAATGATTATGCCTTTTCCTATATTGCCGAACAATTAAACTTAACACTACTATGAAAGTAAATCTAGCAGTTGCCGTTACAGACATCGAAGGCAACAAAATCCCTAACGAAAAGGGGGAAGAAATGCACCTATCCAAGCTAGTAGGAAATGCTCTATTCACCGCAGAAGACAAGGATGACCCGATTCGAGTTTATGAGTTGGCTAAGAAAATCTACTATTCTGAGGGCGAGATTGAGATGACCAAAAGCGATGCTGATCTCATCAAGGACAAGGTAAAGGCTAAAGGCTTCACTGTGCTTATTTTAGCACCTCTCTACGAGGCGTTGAGCGAGAAGTAAGGGTAAACCATTACCGAGAATTTAGAGGGCTAGAAATAGCCCTTTTTTTATTGCCTATAAATGAGTTATTTTTGATAAACGAAAAGCGATTAAATGAAATGAATATTTTCCAAAAAGACGAAATAGGCTTACCATCCACAGTTGCGGCAATACTTGCAAACGTGTTTCAAAGTCTGGATTTAATGAATGTAAATATTTTCCTAACGGTAATTATTTCTTGCCTTTCTATCATCTGGCTAATATTCAAGATTAAAAACGAGAAAGCTTTATTTGAGCAGCGCAAAAATGAAAAAGGGCAGTAACTCAAATCTTAAGCCTACATCTTTTGGCAAACGTAGAAACGGTAAAGCCAAAAAAGCCTACTCCAAGAGTGAGCAGAAACCTAAAACCTATAAAGGTCAAGGACGATGAGACGATTTTTTAGCTGGTCAAAAGGATTTTTAAGCGAAAATGGCGAAGCATCTAGCAAACGCCTTGTTGGAGTTATCAGCGCAATTACTTTGTCTTATACTTTAATAAGAAATCAAAACGAGCCGTTAATCTATTCCGTTGCAGCATTATCCGCCGCAGCTTTAGGAATCACAGCAGCTGAAAAGATATTTAAAAAGCCAAACAATGAAGATAAGTCCTAATTTAAATCTGGCAGAAATTACCCGAAGCGATACGGCCAAGCGTCATGGAATTGACAACACGCCAACCGCTGAACACTTAGAGAATTTTAAATTGTTAGCGGAAAAAGTATTTGAGCCAATCCGAGAGCATTTTAAAACTCCAATATTCATAAGCTCAGGATACAGATCCAAGGAGTTAAATGCTTTTATTAAGGGCAGCTCATCTTCTCAGCATTGTACTGGCCAAGCGATTGACATCGACATGGATGGCAGCAACGGAGAGGTTACCAACCGCATGGTATTCGATTTCATAAAAAATAAGCTAGATTTTGATCAACTAATCTGGGAGTTTGGAACTGACTTTAATCCAGATTGGGTACACGTTTCTTATGTGAAGGGGAAAAACAGAAAGCAAAAGCTGAAGGCGATAAGAACAAGCGGAAAAACAACCTATTTAGCTCTTTAATGGAAGTAACTAAAATAGCACGGAATGTGCATTCTATTGCCCTTAACAAGGAAGAAACTAAAATAGCATTACTTAGCGACCTGCATTGGGATAACCCAAAATGCGACCGCAAAATGCTCAAGTCTCACCTAGATTATTGTAAGCAGAATAAGATACCGATTTTTATAAATGGAGATTTCTTCTGCCTGATGATGGGTAAATATGACCCTAGACGCAATAAACAAGACATTTTGCCAGAGCATAATAAGGCAAACTATTTGGACGCAGTAATTGAAGATGCCGTAGAATGGTTTAGTCCATACGCTCATCTGCTAACCGTTATAGGTTACGGAAATCACGAGACTGCAATTATAAAGAACCTAGAGACTGATCCCCTCCAGAGGTTTGTTGACTTGCTTAACTACACGAATAAAACAAAGGTGCAGACAGGAGGTTACGGAGGTTGGTTGCTTGTCAAGTACTCAATATTTGAAAATACTATTTTAAGCAAGAATATCAAGTATTTTCATGGTTCTGGAGGTGGCGGAATGGTCACAAAGGCAGCTATAAACTTAACTAGAGCCTTGGAGATGTATGAGAACATGGACATTTTTATAATGGGTCATGTACACGAAAATTCAAGCAGGAATGATGTAAGGGATTCGTTACAATACAATCCTGGCAAAAGAATTTATGAAATAGAGCATAAACAAATCCACCTTGCAATAACAGGAACATACAAGGAGGAATACCAAGATGGAGCCTTCGGTTGGCACGTTGAACGTGGAGCACCTGTAAAGCCTGTTGGAGGTAGGATATTAACTCTTTCTGGTATTCGTGACCGAACAGGTGGTAAAGGACATTATGAGTTATTAATCGATAGTTGTAAATTTCCGTTATGAAAGCTATACTAGAGTTTAATTTGCCTGAAGATAATGAAGAGTTTCAAAATGCCATAAATGGCAGTAATTATAAGCACGCTCATTGGCAACTTGACCAACTGCTTCGTTCTGAGATGAAGTATAAGGAATTGTCTGATGAGACCTACAAGGCTTATGAATATTGCCGACAGGAACTAAGAAAGATTTTAGAGCAGGACAACTTATTTATAGAACAATAATGCCACTACCTAAACCAAAACCGAAGGAGACTCAATCTGAGTTTATCTCAAGATGTATTGCTGATCCGATTATGAGTCGAGAGTTCCCAGATAGGGAACAGAGAGCTGCTGTATGTTATTATCAATACACCAATGGAGGACAAGGAAAGAATTAAGATAGCTATAATATCTTTTTTAGTAGGGATTATTCTTGCGTTTGTGGTGTTCCCAAGACCTGAGATGGAGACTGTCTATAAGTTTGAGACAAAAGTCAAAACGGATACATTATTCGTTAACTCTAGGGATACGGTTTATGTCCCTAAAAACAAGATAAAAACACAAATTGTTAGGGATACAATCCTAATCGATTTTAAGCCTAAAATTAGCCTGTTTGAGACCACTTTCCCTTTCGACTATGGAAGTACTAAGGTGAGTGGAGAAGTCCTCGGAGAAGTGCTTAAAATGACCGCTACGAGCGACTATAGTTTGCCTGTGGTTACCAACACGATTACCGAGACAAAAACCGAGACTATAATTAAGAAGAGCAAAGGATTATATCTAGGCGCAGGAATCAACTCGCTGCTAGAACTGAGCGCAAATGCTTCTTATGTGGACAACAAGTACTTGTTTAGCTACCAATTTCAACCCGTGACAAAAACGCACAGTTTAGGCATTAGTAAAAAGTTATTCTAAAAGTTAACAAAAGTTTGCGTTTTGTAAACCTGTGAGTTTGGTTGTTACCTTTTTATATTTTTTTGTAACAGATACCTAAGTTATTCGGATTATTTCCGATAACGTTAAAGATATTTTACAAAAATGTCACAAAATGTGCAATATATGTAACATTAATACATCTCATCTCGCAACTCCTGCTGCATCTGCTTGATTAGGTCTTGCTTTATCTTGATTTCTCGCCAGTTATGAGATCCATCTACTTCATCATAGGCAGACTCCTGGTTTGCATGAATTTTTAACAGAACTAGGTAGCCAATCAGGTCATTAATAACATCTTCATCATCCTTGTCTATAGAACCATTCTTGATTCTTTTTAGCTTGTCATCGATGCGAACCAGTAGTCCTTCTTTTGCGGACAACTGACTAAACACCCCTAGAGGTTCAAGAGCTGAGTTGCCGTACTTATCGTTCTTATCAATAAGCATTTCTGTAATCTCGCTAAGGACTTTATAAACTTGCTCGTGAAATGTCATTTAAAGAATCTTTTGATGACACTTTCCTTCTGTTCTCTGTGCAGGTATAGCTTCTGTCTAAGAATCTCAATAAGCTCGATAGCTTCGTGATTCTCCATCTTAGTAATATTCTCCGTGTAGTCAATTACTAGTTCTCCTGTTTCGGAATCGACATGAAAGTCGATTTCTTCGTATTTGTATTTAATCATTTGTAGTTGTGTGCTAAGTGTCTCTGTATTAGTTCTAATTTTAGTATATACCGAGGGTTCTGTAGTAGTTCGCTAAGTCTTGGTTCAGGAACGCCACAGAAATAGTTGTACAGAATATCACCTGCATCTGGGTGATCTTCCATCTCCATGTCTGCCTTGATTCCTTTGCCTTGACAGAATACGTTTGACCTAACAGCCCTCTTGATTTGCTCTTTTGAGTATATCATCAATTAGTGTGTTTAAGTAGGTTATATAGATTGCCAGAATTATTGCAAAGATTCCGAATCCTTGTGCTATTATCCATAGACCTAAGCATAAGCCTAAAGCTACATTTATGAACTTTAGTATTTTATAGAATATTGGTTTCATTTTGGGATAAATTTAATTGGTTCACTAGTTTCATTTCCATTGTAATCTAGCAGTTTACCATCTCTTTCAAACCAAACTTCAACGTGCTTACTTCTATAATTTTGCACTAGGAGTTTAATCTTCTCCTGCACATCCTCTAGTGAGAGCCACTCTCCGTGGCCGATATCCTGCCACGGATTCTTTTTTACTTACATGACCTTGTTCCTTCTTCTCAGCTACTGTAGATGGCTTACCATCTGACCAGAATACCTTCCCTGATCCTGTGTAGAACTTAGGCTTCTTTGCTTCTCTATCTTCTTTTGACTGAGATACATAGGAGTTTACATTCTGACCCCACTCGTTTGCGATGTCGTTCTGACTAATGGTGATAGATACACCTTTTAGACTCTTTGCCTTTACTGTATTTAGTAAAGTTTCTAGTGTTTCCTGCTTTAGGAAAATCTCTGATAAGTTTGCCATTGTTTTTGTTTTTTAGTTTGTGAAGTAATATTAATTGTTTGATTTTAAAGATTCTAGGAATTCGTCATATTTTTTCATGAAGTCATCAAAGTTTTTGACTATCCAATACTGACCTCCTGACTTTTCTATGTTTTCCTGATAGACTTTTTGATCTTGGCTTTGCCTGTCTTTGCCTATCTTGACCTCTATCTTGACTGACCTTCCTTTGATGGTTGCAGATATGTCCGCTGATCCTTTCGTGGCTGTAGACTTACCCCAAGTCATTGTGCCGATGGTCTTGGTTCTGCCTAGCACATCTGTCACTTGCTTGCGGTTGTCGATTGGTCTACCCATAGTGTTTATTCGCTCGGCCTGGTGATTAGAGAGTTGTAGGTAGTCGATGATGCATCTAGTAAGTCCGTTTGCTGTCTTATCCTCGTACTTTGGTAAGGGTAGTGCATAGTATGGAACATTTGGATGTTCTTTAATACTATGCTTTAGCTTTAGTTCTTTAAGTATGTCTAGTGGTTTCATATTGCTCGATTGCTTTGAATATTTGATGTACTACCTGGGGGACGATTGCGTTTCCTCCTGCTTTGATTGATTCGTTTCTCCACTTAGAAAAGGTAATAGAGTCCAGTCTGTCGGAAATCCCATCATCTCTAGTACAAATTGGGGAGACAGTTGGGAAGTTGTCCCAGGAGTTCCGTTTGTTAACCCATGCATTTGATTCACTAAAGAAGTCCCGTACTGAAGTTTTTCTGTCGGTCTTGTCACTCCTCCATTCTTGTCTGATGCTGTTGGAGTGTTTAGCATCTTCGGTAGAAATCCTTGTTCCGCTAATTGACGAATGTTTATCCCAAACTTTATTCCTTTCGGACTTATATTTTGAACTTTCCCATCTATTACTTGCAACTTTCTCTCTGTTCCCCTTTCCGCTATTGATGCTGTCGGAGTCGGAAGCATATTCGAATAAAGAACCTGACTCAGTAGGCAGTTGTATTTGTTGTTCGGATGAGGTGCTTGATTTAGTCCATCTTCCGTTCTCTTCTTCTGTCTCTCTTGATACTTCTTTGGAGTCTCTGCTATCTGCACAAGATTTGGAGTAAGCAACAAACCATATTCGGTCTCTCCTGTGGGGAGCGTTGACACCTGAAGCTGGAAGTACATACGGTTGTACTTCGTACCCTTCAGCTTCCAAGTCAGCTTGCACCTCGTGGAATACCAACCCTCCATTCCAATTAACAAGTCCGAGAACGTTTTCGCCCACGACCCATGTCGGTTGAATTTCTCGAATTGCTCTAAGCATCTCCGGCCATAAGTGGCGTTCATCCTCTTTGCCTTTTCGCTTCCCTGCCATTGAGTAGGGTTGACAAGGGAATCCTCCTGTGAGGATGTCAATTGTTCCTCTGTGAACAGAGAAATCTGTTTTGGTAATGTCATTATATGATATTGCTTTAGGCCAATAATACTTTAAAACTTTCTGTCCGAACTCATTCCATTCGCAATGGAATATATTCTCCCATCCCATCCACTCTGAGGCTAAGTCAAATCCTCCAATTCCGCTAAATAGTGATCCATGACGCATCAGAAAGGCAAATCGAACTGTCTCAAATGCATCCAAGGTTCTTT